GAAATAGCGAGTCGCGTGCCTGTGGAAACCCGTTGGGACAGACGGAATGCCCGGGACGCGCTTTTGGGCGACTATTCGCCGGGGCGGTTCGCGTGGGTCCTTGAAAACCCGGTCATGTTCGACGAACCTTTCCCGGCCAGAGGGAAACAGGGCTGGTGGAACTGGGACCAGCGCGCGGCGGAAATGTCCCGTCAGATCAAGAGGGAAATCACGCGCGCGGCAACAGATTTGCTATACACCCCGCACACGGAGGACGGAATAAGCGCGGTCAATTCTGCTGTTTCCGAAATCGTGAAGCAATATTGCGACAGCGGAGAAATCGCACACGGGCCGACAACGGACGATATTTCGTTAGGAGGTGCGCCGCTTGAAGTTCTCCCTTTCCTCCCGTTTGCAATACAGACTATCAGCGGGTACGGGACATACAGTGTTTACCGCGGGTCGGAACTGGCCGGGACGGTGACTTATAGCGGGCCTCCGGTTCAGGAAACACCGGGAGAAGGAATTATCGGAATCAAAACGAATTTCACCCCGGCGGAAAAGATGAAAAGCAACCAGTTTACTTTTGCTTTCAACAGCGGGAAAGACGGTGAAAATACATGACCTATCAACCGAAAGTCATTCGGTGCCGCCTCCATACGGGCGGCAAGACCATTCAGAAAATCCGGGAGAGGTACGCCGGACAGGGCATGACATACCGGGATTTCGAGAACATTCAGCGGGCGAATGAAGAGTTTGACGGGCTGGTGGTTCTGCTGTCCCTATGGGACTACGACAACCACGAAGCCTATCACCTGCATAATTGGGACCCAGCGGACGACGAACGAATGATGATGGCAATTTATCATTCCGAGCAGGTCCACCCGTTCCCCCGATACAAAAACGCCCTTGAACAGTTCAAGGCGGATTGGGCCGCGGGGACCTACGACCCCGGCGCGATACTATGTTTTCAGCCGGAGGACGTGGAGGAAATCGAAGTTCTTTGCGAAGAGATCGTGCCGGAGCCGCAGACGGCCACACCCCCGCCCCGGACACCCAAAAAGAAGCGCAGGAAGCGCCGCAGGAAGTGAGGAAGCCGGAATGGGAGAACAACAGAAAATGACCATCGAAGAGGCCATAGCAATCCTTGACCCGGAGACAAGCCGCGCCGCCCTGTTTGGCTATCGGTATTTTGGAGGGTTCAGGGGTTCGGAAGCGGTGCTTGCGGCCACGGAAGAGGCGTGCCGCGTGGCCGTCCGGGTCATGCGGGAATATCTCGAAAAGAAAGGCGGTGGACCCACATGAAGCTAAAGAAAGTTGCTTCCATTTGCAGTAAAACGAAAATTTTCTGTCTGTACGACCGGGAGGAATCCGGCGGAGAGGTTTCACAATGGCTTGGGGATTCATCCGCAATTTACCCGATCACAGGACTTCCGTACATGGATGAAGAAAATATCTATTCCATGTTCGACATTTCAGCCAAACAGCAAGAGAAGATCATATTTCGTCACCAGCGCGCGCCGGAGGGAATCAACCTTTCCGACACGGACCAGACGGAACACCGGATTGACGAAGAGAGCCTTTCACTGGTGTACGAAGGCGGCGTGTTGAAGCCGTTGCAAACGCGGAACGGGATTTCGTTCATTCAGAACAAGTATTTATCGCCGCTGGAAGATGTAATTGACATGGTGCAGTTGTACGAGCGGGAAACCCCGCAGGGCATGACATACATTGTCGCAAAGACCGGGCTTTTCGTCGCGGCGGTCATCATGCCGTATAACGTCATCAATGAAAAGTTCGTCTACCACCTTTCCGCGCTGGCCCGGCAATGTAGCCGCGCGCTGGCGGAAAAGAAGATAGACCGACCCGCGACGGAAGCCATAGACAAAACACAGTACCGAATCAACGTAGACGAAAGCACCGGGGAAATCATCAATTTCCCCGGAGAAATGGAGGCAGAACAATGAAACTTGCGGCATTCAATGCAACATGCCCTTTCGAGATTGGCGACAAAATTAAAATCCGGCGAGAAATAAGGGGAGAACTGGCGAAGCGTTTCCACCTGATTCCGGCAACGGTTGTCGAAGAGGCCCACACGATCACTGACATTGTGTGCGTACATAGCGTAAAGAACGGGACCGTTACATTCATGTATGAACTGGACAACAGCGGAAAGCTGGTCCATATTGCCGCGACCCCGCGCCCGGAACAACGGGAAGCCGCGACACAAAGCGGAGGCGTAATGCTGATTGCGGAGGATGAAAGCGGCCCACTTCCGCCGGAATTCGTGGACTTCATCAAGCGGCGGTTCGAGTAACGCCGCGCCGGACCGAACAGAAAGTAGGCGACCACATGACGATCATAAAAATTTCCGCCTCTTGCCCCTATGAGATAGGCGACAAGATCGTGACGGGGCGCGAAATCCACCCGCCGGGGCTGGCGTTCCGCTTCCCGGCGGAGGAACGCACGATTACCGACATTGTGTGCCAGTACAGCGCACAGACCGGGGAAGCCGTGTTTCTGTATGAGTTGGACGGGCGCGGTCCGCTGGTGAAGATTCAGGAAGCCCCGCGGCGGAAGCGGCGGCGCACATAGGACCCCGCCGTCGAGCGGGAGAAATAAAACAAGGAGGTTTGACCGATGAAAATTATCTCCATTATCAACCTGAAAGGCGGCGTGGCAAAGACACTGACCGCCGACAACATGGCCCACGTCCTCGCGGTTTTCCACAATAAGCGGGTTTTGCTTGTGGATAACGATAAGCAGGGCAACACGTCAAAGGCGTTAGGGGTCCATTCCTACGATGACAAGAGCCTTTCCGACGTTCTGACCGCCCGGCGGCTGGACGTGCGGGAGGTCATCAAAAAGACCCGGTTCGAGAATATCGACGTATTGCCCGCTAACATGACGCTGATTCGCGCAAATATGGAAGTGCTGATGGACACCACCCGGCCACAGCAAACGCGCCTGCGGGCCGCGCTGGACCCCGTAGCGGGGCAATATGACTTCTGCATTATCGACAACGCCCCGGACATCAACATTTCCACGATAAACGCCCTTGTTGCCTCCGATGACGTGATTATTCCGATTAAGATTGACAAGTACGCTTTCGACGGGCTGGCCGAACTGAAAGAACAGATCGAGGACACGCGGGACGACTTGAACCCGCGCTTGCGGCTGGCCGGGTGCCTGATTACCTGCTTTATCAGGGCCGACGCAGAGAAGCAGGGCGAAGCGTGGTTGCGGAGCCGCCCGGAATACCCCGTATTTGACACCCGCATTCGGTATTCGGAGAAAGTCACCGAAAGCACCTTTTCGGAAATGCCGATTGCGGAATACAGCCGCCGGAGCGGGACCGCTATGGACTATATCGCATTTGTGCGGGAATACCTGAACCGCGGGAAAGATTGAATCCGTCCGATTCGGACAGAAAGGGGCGTACATCATGGGAAAATTCAATCTGAATCAGATTTTGAACAACGCGTCGCGGCAGGCGGCGGAGGGCGGGAACCCCCCGCCCCGCCCTGCTGAAAGCGAAATAAAGAAAATCAGCGTCTTTGACCTTGTGCCGTCGGAAGATAACTTCTATTCCATGCGGGAGATTGAAGAACTGAAAGCGGCAATCGAGATCGCCGGGAAAGTTCTGCAAAACCTGACCGTTGTTCCGCTGGACGGTGGGAAATACAAGGTCATTGCAGGCCACCGCCGCCGCCTTGCGTCGCTGGCCCTTGTGGAAGATGGAAAGCCGCAATATGAATTCGTCACCTGTTCCGTGGAGCCGAACGAAGAGGCGGCGGAAGATCAGGAAATCCGGGACGGCCTGAACCTGATTGTCACCAACTCCCAGCGGGAGAAAACGGCGTGGGACAAGATCGAGGAAGTGCGCTACTTGCGGGACGTGCTGGAAAAGGCAAAGACCCGCCCGCGGTTCGTGGCCGTCCTGCAAAGGATTGTCAAAACCGTGTTCGGGGACAGCGAGGTTCAGGCAGACGGAACCCGCGATTTTATCGCAAAAGTGCTTCACACAAGCCCGGCGCAGATTGGGCGGTATGACACCATTATTCGTCACCTGTACCCGAAGTTCAAAGAAGAACTGAAAGCAGACCACATAAACCTTTCAACGGCTTATGAACTGGCCGGATTGCCGGAGGACGAACAGCGCGCCGCATTCGAGGACTATAAGCAGACCGGGGAAATCTCCATAAAGGCCGCGCGGGAGAGGAAACGGGACGCGGAGGCGAAAGACGGGGATTTCCATTGCCGGGACTTTGAGGAATGCGAATACAACGGGCAGGACGTTTGCCGCTTGCCGCAAGGCGAAGTTTGCCCCCACAGCGCACGGGAGAACGCCCCGCCCTCTCCCCCGCCGCAGGCCGAACAGCCGCCGGAGGAACCGGAAGAAACCGCGCCACCTGATGAACCCGTCCGGGAGCGGGACGAACACACGCCGCCCGCGGCGCATTGCATTCCCTCCACCGTCCCGCCTCCGAAAATCGAATGGGACAAAGCGCCGGGGGCGGAACACCCCGCAGACGGCCCGCAGAACGCGCAGGATGGGCAGAAGCCGCAGGCGGTGAAGATGGACCCGGAGGGGGCCGAAAAGCCAACAGAGGACGCGCAGGAGCAAACGGGGGCGGAAAGACAGCCGCAGAAAGAAACGCGGTGCGTCGGGAAAGGGATTTGCCCGTGTTGCGGTGAGAAGTTCGACGCGGGGCAGGTCACGCGATATAACACATTCGGGACGCAGGCCGTCGGTCCCGTGCATTGTCCGCATTGCGGGAAGATGCTGAAAATCTTGTGTTCGGTGGAATATATCTGTTCCCCCGCGGAAGAGTGAGGGCGTGCAGATGGACAAAATCGAATTGGCCGGATTTACTGCGGAACAGGCCGAAAGCATAAGAGAAGCCGCGAGAAAATACGCTGAAAGAACAACGTTTACCGCGGAAGAGGCAACTGAAAAGATTTTGGGCGCACTAAACTTCATTTCGGGCGAGATTCGGGAAGCGTTCGACAAGCTGACAGCGGTATTTCGTGAACTGGCGGAAGAGTTGGAGCCGATAGACATTGAACCGCGCGTCCGTCGGAGGAAGCGGAATAGGGCGCGGGCGAAGATAATCGAACAGCAATACCGGGCGGAAATCCGGCGGGCGGAAAATACACGAATTTATCGGCGGATATATAAGCCGCCCTAAAGCAGAGCGGAGGAAGCGGACGTGAACAGAGGAAAAGTTATTGTGATTCTGCATTATTACAGAGACGCAGACAAAGCAATCAAAATGAACGAGCGGGTTATTAAGAACCTCGAAGATCAGTATTATTCGACGTTGGGGGCGGTCAATTCCGACGGTATGCCGCACGGGAAAGGCACGACTTCAAATCCCGTTGAACGTGTGGTGCTGAATATCCCCCGTTCTGTCACACAGACCATTGACCGATTGCGGCGCGAGATAGAGGAAATCGGGAAAATAAAAGCAGAGATCGCGGAAGAATTGAAATGCCTGAATTACACCGAAAAAGCGTTGATTCAGGGGTTTTACATAGAGGGCGAACAATGGGAACGGCTTTCGGCACGAGTAAATTACAGCCCGCGGCAATGCCGGAATATCCGCGCCGCCGCGCTGGACTGTCTGGCAAGGAATTTCAGCGCAAACAAAATCATTTCGCGCTATCGCTTCCCGGAAAAATAAGATTGCCACCCATTGCCCGTTTTCCGTGGTAAAATTGGTATTGTGGAAAATGAACACAACGATTCGGGCGGCGTATTCCTCCGCGCCGTTCGAGTGCAGAAAACGGACCATGTTTTGAACATGGCCCGTTTTTTACGCGCTTCCGCGGAAGTATGCGGGGCGAAAAATAGGAAACAAACGAAAGGGGGTGCGTAGACAATGGCAAAAGCGAGAAGCCCGGAGCGGGACAAAGTGCGCCGGGCATGGCTTGAATCCGGCGGAACCATGACGGCGAAACAGCTTGCGGAACAATTCGGCGTAAGGGCTGAACAGGTCCGAAAATGGAAAAGCCTTGATAATTGGCAAGCAGACCTTGACGCACAGAAACCGAAGCGGAAACGCGGCGGACAGCCGGGCAATAAAAATGCCGTGGGAGCGGGCGCGCCCGTAGGGAATAAAAATGCCGAAACGCACGGGGCATATTCCACGGTCCGCCTATGTGATCTACCGCAGGAACAGCGGGAGTATATCGAGGGAATCACGCTGGACACGGAAACAAATATGCTTGCAGAACTGCAAACACTGATTGCAAAGGAAGCCGACCTGCAAAACAAGATTGCCGCGCTGGAACATGGCGACCCAGCCGCGCTTTATATTGACCGCGTTGTTGAAATGCGCGCCCCAAAAGGGACAAAACGATTAGAACAACAGCGAGAGAAGTTGGAAGCCCTGCAACGGGAAGAAGATTCCATGATTTGGGATATGGACGGGAGCGACGGAAAGAAACCAACCAGACAGCAGGAAAAGAAGCTGGAAGCCCTGCAACGGGAGATTGCCGCATTGCAGGACACCACGGGCGACAAGGAACGCGCCCTTGAACGCGAGGGCTACACGGTGACAATGCAGACTGTCATAAAGGCAAGCGCATTCGACCGGGCTATGAAGTTAGAAGCCGAACTGAACAGAATACACGGGCGCATTATCAAACTGCTTGATTCCATCAAGGGATATGAGATGGAGAGCCGCCGCCTGCGGCTTGAAGAGCGGAAATATAATCTTGCAAAGCAGAAACTTTCAGGAGCATACGACATCGACCCTGAAACGGGAGAGATCAACGACGAAGCGGAAGAGCCGGACGAATTGGAAATATGAAATAGGTTCTTTCGGCGGGCCGCGCGGCCTGCGGGTCCAGCGAGCCCCGGCGTTTTTTTAGATACGAAATTTTTTTGAACGCTTCCGGGGCCGGGAAAATTTTTAAGGGGGTATGCCAAAAAAGCGCGGGAGGGGTGGAAAAACGGTGAAACTTTACGACGCGAAAGCGGTTGCCCGATTCCTCGACGTGTCGGAACGACGGGTGCGGCAGTTGCGCGACGAAAAGGTGATCGCAGAAGTTCGACCCGGTTTGTACGACCTGATCGACACGAACCACCGCTATATAAATTATCTCCGAAAGAGGAACCCGGAGAGCGAAAAGACGATAGATTACAACACCGAGCGGGCGAAGCTGGTTCGGGCAAAGCGAAAGAATGAAGAATACGAATTGCAGTTGAAAGAAAACACGCTTCACGCCGCGGCGGACATCGAGGCCGTTATGACGGATATGCTGGTAAACTTCAAATCCCGCCTGATGGCGATTCCGTCAAAGCTGGCCCCGGTCCTTTGCAAGAAAACGGACAAGGCAGAGATATTCGCCCTGCTGAAAGATCATATCGACGAAGCATTGATGGAACTTTCCGATTTCAAAACTACGTTCGGGGAAAGAGGGAACAGCAATGAAAAAAGCGACGGTTGACCTGTTCACCCGGATTTTCGCGGTGCTGGCCCCTCCCCCGAATATGACCATATCGCAATGGGCGGACAAATACCGCCGCTTGTCCTCCGAATCGTCGGCGGAGCCGGGCCGATGGCGCACATCAAAGGCCCCATACCAGCGGGAGATTATGGACGCAGTTTGCGACATGCGGATTCAAAAAGTGGTCATCATGTCGGCGGCGCAGATCGGGAAAACGGACGCGCTGATTCTGAACCCGATCGGCTACTATATGCACTACGACCCGTCCCCGATCATGGTCATGCAACCGACCATTCAAATGGCGGAAACATTCTCCAAAGACCGCCTTTCCCCGATGTTGCGGGACACCCCTGTTTTACGGGACCGCGTGAACGACAAGAGCCGGAACAGCGGGAACACGATCTTGCAGAAAATTTTCCCCGGCGGTCATGTGACGATGGTTGGCGCAAATTCGCCGTCCTCCCTCGCCTCCCGCCCGATTCGGATTCTGCTTGCGGACGAAATAGACCGCTACCCGGCCACGGCTGGAAATGAGGGCGACCCCCTGTTGCTGGCCGGGAAGCGGCTTGCGACCTTTTGGAACAAGAAAGAAGTGTGCGTGAGTACGCCGACCAACAAGGAAACGTCCAGAATCGCCGTTGAATTTGAACACAGCACACAAGAGGAATGGAACGTACCTTGCCCGGCGTGCGGGGCATACACGCCGCTTTTGTGGGCGAATATCATTTTCGACCGGGACAAGCTGGACGAAATCGGGTGCGCTTGCCCGGCGTGCGGCGTGGTTTCCAGCGAAACGGAGTGGAAAGAGCAGTTCGGAAAGGGTAAATTCGTTGCGGCACACCCGGAACGAAAGGTGCGCGGATTCCATTTGAACGCCCTTGCCTCCCTCTTTGTGGAATGGCGGGAAATCGTCGAAAAATTCCTGACAGCAAACGAAGAGAAGAAAAAAGGCAACATCGAACTTCTGAAAGTCTGGACAAATACCGAAATGGGCGAAACGTGGGAGGAAGAGGGCGAACAAATCGAAACGGACGACCTCTTCAAACGCCGCGAACGCTATAATTGCGAGGTCCCGGAAGAAGTGCTGGTGCTGACCGCGGGCGTGGACGTGCAGGACGACCGATTTGAAGTGGAGGTTGTCGGCTGGGGCGTGGACAAGGAAAGCTGGGGAATCAAGTATCAGGCGATCTACGGCGACTTGAAGTTGAAGCCCGTGTGGGATGAACTGGACAAGTTTCTTTCGCAGACGTTCACCACCGCAGACGGGCGGCGGCTGAAAATTATTTGCGCCTGCGTGGATTCCGGCGGACACTTCACGACACAGGTTTACCGATTCTGCAAAGAGCGGACG